TTCTAGCCGCTCAAAGCCGATTACATCCCCGTGGTCCAACTGCGGGAAGCCCATCCCTTCCATATACACCGGGAGATAAGCAAAGCCCGACAGCGCGGCGTGAATGCCGTTCACCATGGCCTGCGTGGCAAAGGGATTAACCAGGGAAAGCGTATGGTTATCATCCCCGCTGCCTGCATCATAGCTCAGCTCGTCCTCTGTGTTGTATGTGACGACAACCCGGGTATAGGTCTTGACGGGATTTATCATTTTTACCCGGGTGTAACTACTGGCCGTCATTTCAAATACCGGCGAAGCATTGGCCAGGAATCGCTTGAACTTGATGATGCCTTCTTTACCCGCATACACGCTGGAGCTATTGGCTGATGCAATATGACCCATCATCTGCCGGTAAGTGTAACCCGCTGGCCCGACCTGGATCATGTACACCGGGTTAATGACCACGCTGCTGTCTGAGGTCCAGCCAAGCCGGCCCATCATTTCATTCCACACGGCCTGCATACTGGCAGGGAACGTTAGGCTGGATACATACGGCTGATCCCCCTGCCGCAGCTTGTCATAGCAGACGAACGTCCAAACGCCGTTAATCTTCTCCCGCGTGTCCACGTAAAACTCGCCCAGGGGCATCCAGTCCGTGCTGGTGCCGGTCCATGACACATTCGTGTCCAACCATGGATAAGTCGCCTGCAGCCAGGTCAACGCCGCCACAGAGAGCGACAGCGCCGGAGCCATCCGGGCATTGGCCGGGATTACATCATTGGTCCGCAGCTTAATGGTCAGCTTGGATGGGATCACATTCCCAATTCCAAAGCCATCCGACAAGCTCAGGCTGTTCTCAATCTGGAAGTCTACAATCTCTGACATATCGTATACTTCGCTGCCCACCGTGACCTGGGCGATAAACTGCCGATCCAGCCGTTTTAGGTAATCCGCATATAGCGGTGATAGTGGATACATGGACTAATACTCCGTCAGGGTCAGCTTGAGGCCAGACCACAGGATTTCGTTCCCCTTCGCCATAGCCACGGCCGCCGTTCGGTTGCCCACGTAAAAGAGCTTGGTCACATAAGCCCCTTCCTGTGGGTCCGGGTAAGTCACGTTAAAGGAAGCGTCTGCCATGGACTTGAGCAGCGCCGATATCTCTGGCCAGCGCAGAATGCCCCAGGACATATCCAGCTGCCGCTTGACTGCAACCCTATCCCGATGCAGCAAGGCATCCGCCGTTCGAATGGAGGAATCGGCATCGTCAATATCCATAATGCCCGGCGTAAATTTGTCGGGGAAAGCTGCGATTTCTACTCCGTTGATTTTGATTTCCATGATGTTCTCCTTCCTTATAATTCAAGAAGCACTCCCCCTGCTTGCCGCTGCACAGTATTAATTGACCGGATCGCTGCCCGGCCCAGCTCCGTCTCCCCAAGCTTGAAGATGGCCGTTTGGTTGCCGCTACGCAGCGCATCCAGAATCTGCAGCAGCACCGTCACCATTTGCTGGTTACTGCTTTCCAGCATTCCCTGCAGCGTGGACAAGGGACTGACCACTTCCGGATCCGCCGCAGCTCCCCGGTTATCCCCGACCATGGCCAGCGTTGGACCGTAGGCCAAACCGCCTTTCGCCAGACGTGGAATAGTAGGGATGTGAGGAAGGCCGATGCTTCCACCGCCCATCTTTTTACCGAAGACGTCAATCTCTGGAACACTGATACTGATGCTATTGAATCCATCAATGATGCCGTTGATTGCATCGATAATCATGTTAAGTGGCAATTTGGCTATACTCCACAGACTGTCAAACACGCCTTTGAATATGCCCTTGACGCCTTCCCAAGCCTTCGACCAATTACCCGTGAACACGCCTGTCAGGAAGGTAATCAGCCCGTTCAGGGTTTCCATAACTCCCTTGATTAGACCGCCGATGGACTTTATAACCTCCGTTACGATATTCAACGCTATATTAAAGCCCTTCACGAATGCCGGGGCCAGCACATCTATGATCTTGTTGACCAAAGGGCTAATGAATTTGTTGAAGATTGTTGTACCCAACTCGATCAGGTTCAACACAAAGTTTGCCATCTGAACGGCTATGCTCTTGAAAGTGCCTTCCCACAGCTCCTTGAGCTTATCCAGGAAGGGGATGATAATCGGTTTCAGCACATCGTCCCACAGCCGCTGTACAATCTTCTTGATATTGTCCAGCACTCCGGTAAGACCTGATAGAATTGCAACGCCGTGCTTATCCCAAGCATCCTTGATGATCTTCAGCGTGTCCAGCACGATCTGCTTGATTAATTCAAAGACCGGTTTAAATACAGTCTTATAGATATCGTTGATCAGGTCCACAGCCCACTTGAAGGCGCTGGCTACTTCCTTAATCGCCCATACCACCGTATCGCTAAGGATGGGGACCAGTGTATCCAGCAGCGCCGCGCTAATCGGGATGATGAAGTCACTCAGGACGTAATCCACAAACGGCTTGATACTTTCATCCAGCAGGCTCTGCCAAGCTCCCCCGATCTCCGGTATCACATCCAGGAACGCGTCCCGGATATCCGTCAGCGCCGGAAGGAACGTCCCGCTCCACAGGTCCACAATGGCCGCTACAGCCGTTTGGGAGGTCTTGGCAAACTCAAGTACCGCCCAGGCCAGCGTGCCGCTAAACAGAGGCACCAGCGTCTCTGTCATCGAGGAACTGAGTGGGATCATGAACTCATTCAGCATGAAATCCATGAACGGGTTAATTGCCCCTGTCAGCAGACCATCCAGCGCCCCGGCAATGACCGGCATAGCAATCAGGAAGGCATTCTTGACCGTTTCCAGATTCGGCAGCCATACCGTGGTCCAGAGCCGCGCTGCTTCATCCGTGGAGTGTCTGAAGGTCTTATCAAACTCTGCGAAGGCCCATGTAATTTGATTGGCGATAACAGGCGCGAACGACTTCGTGAAGCCAATTACCAGCTGCGGAATGAAGTTACCCAGCGTGTACTTGGCCAGAGGCACCAGCACCTTGTTCTTCAGGTCATTGAATGTGTCCCCGATGCCTATGATTGACTTGCTGATCGGCACCAGCATATCCGCAAACGGCTGCAGCGCAGGCCGCATCCCTGCCCAGCCAGCAGCAATATAGGACCAGGCTCCGGCAAAGCTCGACTTGATCCCGGTAATCAGATCCGCTACCCGCTGTTTGATCGGGTCCACATTAATGTCCGGTGTACCCAGATCAAGGTCTCCAAGCCCAGCCATACCCGCACCTAGCCCCGCGGCACCCGCTCCAGCTCCTGCGGCATCGTCCAGAGAGTCCGCCGTGGACTTGGCCAAAGTGTTCAGCTGATCAAAACCCGCCAGGCTTCCCTTGACGTTCTTGCCTGCCTTCTTCGCTGCCTTGCCTGTCTTGTCGGCTGCTTCTCCCATATCCCCCAGAGAACCGCCAGCCCCAGCAGCAGCGTCACCCACATCAGTAATAGCCCCTGTGGCCGCTGCCGTGCCACCACCTACGGCATTACCGAAGATCAGCTCCGTAAATGCTTTGAAGTAAGCTGCAGCCACCTGCAACTTGGCAATGAGCCAGTTAAGCCCTCTCAGTACCGGCGTCAAGATATTGATGAAGCCCGCGCCCATGTTGCCTTGGAATATCCTCCATTGCTCACCCATGATTTTGACCTGATTCGCCCAGCTGTTGGATGTGCGAGCAAAGTCGCCCTGAGCATCCTTAGTAATGGACATTAGGTAGTTATACCGTAGCAGCGACTGACTGGCCTGATCCATTTTCTGATAGGATGTCGTAATGCCTTGGGATAGCGCGTAGGCTTCCATATTGGCAACGGACATGTTAATGCCCAGCGCCTTGAGCGGCTCCGTCTCTCCCGTCATTCCGCTGAAGACCTTCTCAAAGGACATCTGATTGCTGAGATTGTAAAAAGAAGCCATGTCAGCCGACAATTCTGTCAGGTTCTTAGACATGCCTTCCATTTGTACACCAGTCAGGCCGGAACTCTTCAGCATTGCCCCCATGGTGGAGGCATACTTCTTCCCGGATAATTCCGACAAGCCGAAGCCCTCAATCAGGCCCGTGGACCAGTTATTAATATCCTGTGACATGGCCCTGAACGTGACGTCCACCACGTTCTGCACCTCTTGTAGGTCCGATGCCAGTCCGATAGCCGTCTTGCCAAACTGCACAAGCCCGCCAATAGCAAAGGCCCCAGCGATTACCCCGCCGAGGCCCTTAAACGCACCGCCAACTAAACCGTTTGCCATACCCGCAATGCCGTTGAGCTGGCGTTGGAATGGTCTGGAGTTAAGCTCTAGGTCTAAATCAATCCGCCCTGCACTACTTCCTGCCATTTACGCGCCACCTCCTCCGAACATGCGGGACAGCATATCTTCCATCCCCTTCCATGCTTGCTCCAGCGTTTCAGGATCGCCCAGCTTCCGTGCAGCTTGATTCTGCCGCCACTCATTGTGGATGCGCCGCTGATCCGCGCTGAAGCCTTTAATAACCTTGCGGTCCTTTTCGCTGCGGATCGTAACGATGCTGCCGAGCGGCGTGTCCGGCATGAGTCCAGCCACAAGGGTGCAGAACTCAGACCAGGGCATGTTACCGTGCTGTCGGATACGTATGCTGTACTGCTTATTCAGGCTGGCTTCAATCAGCGCCCAATCCTCGCGCAGGTCATACCACTGTTCCCCGGAGGGATCAGAGTTGAAATCGCTGGGTAGCCTCTTCCAGGGTTAAATCCTGCATGACAGCCATCAGACCTGCAACCAGCACCTTGATATTGGCAATGCCCATCTTTTTGACTCCGATTTCCTCAATAGCTTCCGTGCCCATCGTTCCCTCGATGGCAGCAAGCAGGGATTTCACACTTCCGCTCTCCGCAATCTCCTCGAAACGCAACACGGATTCTACGGATTTATCAATCTGGTAGACCTTGCTGCCGATTTTGATCTGACCTTTTTCCTCAACGACAAACTTTTCTGAAATATTAATTACTTTTGACATCGTTTACGCTCCTCCGCCCGGTGCCGCTGTAAAGGTCGGCTTGCCGTCTGATAATAGTTCAAATTCCAGTGCATCAATATTCGTGCTGTCCCCGCCTGCTGGTGCCGTCAGGTTGATTACACAATTCATAGCCAGCTTCGCGCCGCTCGGCAGCGTCCACTCAAATTTAGTTTCAACGTCCTGGCCGGTACCGAGCATCAGCCCTGCAATGTAATCATTACCAGGATCGCCGTAATTCCGCTTACCCGTAAAGCTGATCGTCATGCCCTTGCCTGTTACGGCCCGGCGCGTCCAGCCTGCCTGATCCATTGGGGACCACTCTTCTGTGTTACCATCAATAGAAATGGAGAAGTTCTCCAGGTCTTTGATCTCAATCATCTGCAAGGCTGTGGAAGCACGGCCAAGAGAGCCGACTTTAAAAACGTTGTTATGAACCGGGAAAACGCCTGTTGTCGCCAATTCAATCCCCTACCTCTCGTAATAAATAGTTGTCTCAATGACATATTCAAAAATCCCAGCATCGTCTGTACCCACGCTGACAGGCTCCGGCATCCTCATCTGGAAGCCAATCACCCGCTTGCCCGCAATCACCGCAGACTGCCCAAATAGCGCAGCGTAGACCTCTTGGGCCTTACGCTCCGCTGCGTCAGCATTCTTTGTCCAATGAACCAGGATAGATATTGCCTTGACCGCATAGCTGGTATTAGCCAATCCACCGATGGCCAGCACCGGAGTGCCGTTATTCAAGTTGTACAGGCTGATGGACTCCTGCGGTTTCCCGTCCATCTTACCGATATACCAGTCCTTACAGATCACCTGCAGCTTCAGCCAGTCCCTTACCTCTGCCAGTGTCATCATTTGATAAATCCCCCTGCCAGCTTCTTCAGAAGCGATTTAAAGGCCGCGGTTACGCTGCGGTCCTTCTTTCCTTCAGCCCAAGCCCGCAGCCATTCGCCCTGCGCATGCCGGTTCTTGTCCTTGCGGAAGCTATATTCTGGATGCCAGTAAAGCCGGCGGGCATACGGCGTATCGTAGGAAATTGACACCTTTCCGCGCTTGGACTTCGATGTGTCGATCTTCGCGCTGCGCTCCAGCTCCCCAGTCTGCTTCGGTACCACTTCAGCATTTTGGATGTCGGACAGAATACTGTCCTTGGCTCCCTGAATAGTCATTTCCAGCGCCTTTGATGGCGCCCCTTTCAGATTTTTCATAGCTCGCGGATCCATACTTGTCTTGACCTTGACCATTTACATCAGCTCCAGTTCCGTGCTGAACACGCTGCCGTCAGGATTCGGCGGCCGCAAAGCGCTGAATATGCTCCGCTCGGCCCCGTCAATCCTCACAAGCCCCTCTATCATCTCCCCAGGGAGGATATCCCCCTGAATGATCACCTTGCCTGCCAGCGTCACCAGGCGGCGCTCCTTGTCCAGCTTCTGCTTAGACTTAGCGTCATACGAACAAAGCCCGCTGAAGATTAACTCTTCAACAGGCTCCCCATCTTCGCTGGTGACAGTCTTATACACTTGCACCGGCGTCTTCAATATCCACATGGGAAATGGTAACTTCCCGCGCATCAGCATAACCTCCTGCTTGTCAGTCCTGTAGCGGCCAGCAGGCTTGTCACAGCCTCCGTGGTCTGGGTGCCTCCTGCTCCCTCAACGCTCTTGAAGGACAGCGACACACTGCCAGCAGAGTATCCAGCCAGCGGAAAGGTTAGGTAATCACCGTAGGCGCTGAAGAAATCCGCCTGCTGGCATACCGCTTTCGCCACCTTTGTCCGCTGGAATGGGGTTAGACTGATCAGGCCACCGGCAGCAATCCGGTTATAGGTCAGCGCGTCGATCTGATCACTAGCCCGCTCCAAGGCGGACGGCAGATCCTCTGCGGGTATGCTGCCGTCACCGTACTGCTGATACTCCTCTACCGTAGCATAGGCCATAGGATCACCTACTTGTCTGCCTTTGTGGCTTTCTTAGATTCGGTGACAGCAGTTGGTGCTTCTGCTGGATCTGCCGTAGGTTCGGCGTTGCTGTCTGGCTCTCCGGTGTTCACTGGAGGTCCGTCCGCCACAACCGCAGCAGGCGGGTCCCCCTCTTCAACGATATATCCATGTTCCCGGAACCAGTCCAGCACATGGGGGATATCTGTTTCCCCTACGCCGTTTACAAAAGTGACCCCGGCAGAAAGTCCTGTATACTGCTTGTTCGGTGCAAATACTTTCGGCATTCTCTATTCCTCCTCTTCATCCTCATTTATAGGAACGGGGTAGCCAGGCTCCGCTCCGTCTTGCAGGACCGTACCGACATGCTCAGTATCTCTGAACTGGTCCAGGCCATCAGCTCCCGGTGCAAGTCCATCCTGCAGCCGGGTGCCTACCGATTGGCCCGCATATTGAGCATTTACATAGCCGCGCGGCAAATCGTCTTGATACTTCATCCTAAGATACCTTGATCTTGCGAAGGACCCCAGCAGCCTTGGTTGCCTTCAGCGCGACAGCGGCAACCATTTCGACCTCGCCCTTCTTGACTGCTCCAGCGGTGCTAAAGTCAGGCAGCCAAGTCTTCACAGGAGGTTGTCCGGCCATACTTACACCGTGAAAACCGTCAAGCCCCAAGCGGACCGCATACAGAGATGTCAATCCAGCATTCGCGCCGGAACCTACTGGGACAACAGGAGTATTGGTTCCTGCCTTTTCACCCAAATCAACCAGTGGAATCAGATTATAAGCCTCTACCTGCTGACCAAACTCATTCAGGGTAGTGGTGTAGGCACTGGAACGCCGGGCAGCTGCGCGGATCTTGGACATCAGTTTGAGATTGCCCATGATCGCAGACGGTTTGCCATCAAGTCCGGACAGGAACTCATCCAAGACATCCAAGAAGTATTGATAGTTGGATGTCACAAGCGCAGAACTGGACATATCAATCACTGTTCCGGGATCATACTCTGTACTAGAGCCTGCCAGCGCCTTCTCAAGACCGTCAAACGCCGTAGCATCTACCGCAGAGTCGCCGTTGATTACGGTGTCGTTAAATAGGGCCTGAGCAGCCTTGACCTTCTGAGTCATCTGGAGCGTAGTTTCCGAAACGATCCCGCCCATGCCATCAATGATCCGGTCCAGCTCAAACGCTCCACCGAAGACCTTCAGGTCCACATTGTAGCGCTGTTTGCTGACTTCTTGCGTTGTGTACTCCGTGTTGATTGCACGGAATTGGGCGTTAGGCTGCGTAATCAGCCGGGTATATCCGTAAGTCAAGGTAGCGCCGCCGCCTGTTGGGGATACTGCATCATCAAAGGTGATGTTATCCAGCAGGAAGTTACTCTTTCTAAATTCATCAATAACGCCCATCTGCAGGGCATCCTGTACGTTCT